TTTTCTTATCCATTTGTCACAACGTCTACACAATGCATGAGTCTTGTATGCATTTCCAAATGGTCTATCATCTGGTATTCTGTCACATAATCCTTTACATCCTTTCATAAGTAGTGAAGTATTATATCCCTTAATTAAACGTTACTATCTAAGGTTTTCTAACATTTCTTCATCATAGGTATTCATCTCATATTCTGGTTTATCCTCATACTGGTTTATTGGTTCTTCATTATTAAGTTTGAAAGACACATACAATAATATCAATCCTACTGGTGTTAGGAAAAATGTAAAAGTTAAAAATAAACCTATAAAGAATAATAATATGTTCATGCATTGGTTAAGATAGAGCCCTATATTAATCTTAGTAAAAAGTTAAGACAAATCTTACGTGTTTGTCCACTACCGACTTGGTAGAACGGTTAATTAACTAACATATATACATCATACTATTATATAAAGTAATCTCTAACAACAACCGTTCCCTTATCGAGTTATTGTTAAAGTGGTTTAAGAGGGCTACCGAGTGTAGTGGTACACAAAGTAATCCCTGACAACCGTATATGCTATGATATACCCTTATTTATAGGTTATTCTTCTTCTTCTCGTCTTCTTTGTTCATCCATCATATCTTCACATAGGAATGTTAATTTCCAAAAGACTTTCTTGTCATCAGCAGATATCTTTGATTTATCTAGTCTAGCAAATGCTAGTTCAAACCATGATAATAGTAACCTGTAATCTCGTAATGACATATGAACCATACAGTCCCTTTAAATAGGTAGTTTAAATTCTTTTGTATATGAACGGTGTAGCCCTAGATCTTATATTACTGCGTAATTTAGTTCCACAGCAAGGACAATGTACCCCTTCCCAGTCTACAAACATTGCACATAAGGTACATCTCTTACCACCATGTAAATATGTTCTTTTACCTTTAGGTGCACGATACCTCTGACACGTTCCTTTACAAGCACTAGACATGATAATCTTTATATGAATGGCAATATAAGTGTTATAATGGAAGTAAAACCTTTTACCGAACCAAAAGAGATTAAAAAAGATATACCACAGGTTAAAAAATGCCTATGTAACCCAGAAATTGGTAGACATCCAAAGTGTCCTACACATAGTTTACAATAACATAATCTGACATAATCTTAACGTCATTAGACAAAGTTTATTAACTAACACATTACTGTTATATCATGGGCGTTGGAGATTATATTAATAGAATAAGTAAAGCCTTCTCCACTGTTAACAAAGGATACACTGAATCTACGACTAGACCTAGTATATCCCAACCTTATATGGCTACCGATACAGGTGCCAAACTACCAATTTTCCCATTCCCACTCATAATGATTTATGATTTGGCAGATACTATTGATGCTATTAGAATTCCTATTGAAACTATTAACCGTGAAATGTTTAAGAACGGATTTGAGATTGTAGAGAGATTTAAATACAAATGTTTGAATTGTTCAAAAGAGTTCAAATATGCACCAAACGTTCACGAAGAGGGTGAAGATAAAATAGATATGAATAAAGTTCAATGTGACTCATGTATGAGTTATGATATGAAAAGACCTGTACCAACACACAGAAAGATTCTTGAAGACATGATGAGTAAACCTATAAATGGAAACATGCAAAATATGGAAGACCTTGCAAGACAACTAGAAAGAGATTTAGAAATTGCAGATAACGCTTACATGTTACTGTTAAAGAATTATTGGATTGATGATATTACTGGGGAGATAGATATAGAGAAAACTGAAATTAAAGAACTTTTAAGAATTGATCCACCACAAGTAGCAATGATTGCTGACTCTGATGGTAGAATAGGTTATGATGATAAGAGACAAAAGATTTGGGTATGTCCTAGATTTGAACATAGAGATAAAAGACAATACACTGAAAGATGTGATGTATGTAATGCTAAATGTCTAAAAGCAATACTTGAAGTTAACTCTGTATATTCTATTGGTATTCCTCACCCAAAGAGAGTAATCTATGGTGAAGGTGAAATCATATGGAAAGCAGGTAAATACAAACCAAGTTTAATTTATGGTATGTCTCCTATATTCGCTATATGGAGTAAGGCAATGTCTCTATCCCACATGGATGAGTACATCAGAAAATACTTTGATAAAATGCGACCACCACGAGGATTACTTGTTGTTGCATCAAGAAACTATGAAACCTTTAGAAAATCATGGGATGCATTAGAACAAAAAGCAACTGAAGATCCATACATGATACATCCACTCATGGTTGAATCTGACAAAGGTGGAAAGAACATGGCTAACTGGATAGACTTTACTGGTTCATTACAAGAATTACAATTCATTGAGATAAGAAAAGAACTAAGACAAATCATTGGTGCTATGTACGGTGTACTTCCATTGTACTATGGAGAGATGGTAGGTGGTTGGTCACAAGAAGGATTACAAGTTACAATTACAAACAGAGCCGTTAAATGGGGACAAGACATTCTATTCAAATCTTTCTTTAAGAAACTTGCAGAAGTTATGGGAGTTGACGATTGGGATCTTAAACTTGTAGCAGGAGAAGAAAATGATAAACTATCAGAACTACAAAGAGAAGGTGTAGAGATTGACAACATGGCAAAACTACAACAAATGGGATTCAAGATAGAAAGAACTCACAGTGGAGAATTTAATGTATCTAAAGAAGTTCAAGAAATTGAAAACCCAGAACTTAAAAACGGTAGAGGTAGAGGAACTGCTGCACCTGAAGAACAAAGAGCAAATGCACAAGGTGAACATGTTGAGAGTAGACCTTCTGACTTGGGAGGAGTTGCACAAGGACATCCTTCATCTGGTAGTGGAACATCAATGTCACAAAAGAACTTCCCTAACGGAATCACACCTGCTAACTTTGATGTGGTAAAGAAAACATTACAAACTTCAGTAGACTTTGGTTGGAAGAAAACTAAAACCGTAGAAGAGTTACGAAAGTATGCAGGTATAACAGTAAGAAACGCAAGAGATATAGTTAATAATGAGCTAGGTATGACACAAAGGTGGGAAGATGAAGAAAGTAATTAAGAAAATAAAGGAAGCCGTTAAGGTTATTGAGCCTAAAAAGGTTGAACCTAAAGTAATTATACCTAAAATAGTAGATCCACATGAAGAATCAATCAGTGATGCATTGCTTGAAATATCTATTCTCGCAAGAAATAAAAGTTCTATAGAGATAGTTGGTTTACTAAATGACTGTTTAAGACACATAAGGAACGCTTAACATGGCTGAAAAAGTTAAAATTGAATCTGGTGGCACTAAAATTGGTAGTAAAATAATAGATATACATCAAAAAAATGAATATACAAAGGTAAATAACTATAAAGAAGGTATGTGTTTTGGTTGTTTTGGTCATGGAATCCCAGTAGGAGCAGGTGTATCAGATATTTGTGGTGACTGTGCAGGTAAAAAAGGCAGAGAAACCATCCTAGTTCCAATTAAAGAGATTGTTTATGGCTTGTGTCACTTTTGTGGAGAATTTAGACATGGTCTAGAACAAATAAATGCAAGACTTTGTCAAAAATGTCATAGAAGAGTTTCAAACCACATGAAGAACTATAACAAAAAAGGTGGAATGTTAGAAACTGATCCTTTCTGGAAAAGTCAGAGAAGAAAACACGGTAAAGACTGGGCTCATATAATGTCTAAAGACTTAGGCAACCCACGCTAGGCTTTTAAGATAAGATTTAATCTATTAGTTTCCAAGTCATAGAATCTATGTTCATAGTCAATCATCTTAGAATCTTTATTGTTAGAATTGTTAATATATTTATCAACCCTCCATCTAAGTTCTGGTTTTCTTAAAAATCTTGGAAATATATCAATTTGCATCTTCTTAGGATTAAATTTGATCTTATCATATAGTACCAGTTTACTTTCTTTAGTTTTATATGCATCTACGTTACCATTTCTAAAATGAACTAAAGATTTCTGTAATAAAGGTCGTTCTTTGAGATTATTTGTGTTAGTTACCACCCATAATTTGGTTTTAGCATGTATGTATAAGTCAATTATCTTACTACTTTTGAACAATTCATTGAGATTATCCTTGTTATACTGCTTATACTCTTCTAAACTATTGTATAAATATATTGAGGAAGCCACAATACTCATATATATGACCTATTAATAAACCAACCGACATTAATAAAAGGTATAAATACTTATAATTTGCATGATAGAAATGGTAGATTCAATTTATAGAGAGGTAGTTATGGTTGTTTCTTTAGGAATAGGATCAACAGTGATAGCTTATTTTAGAAAAGTTCAGAAAACACAGAAAAATCTATGTGAGACAGTAGAAAGGTTACAAAAAACTATAATTATTTTATCAAAAGCAATAGACAGGCAGTCTAATAGATTACACCCAAAAGAGGCAAAATCCGATCTTGATGACCTAGTTAAGGAATTATTGGACAAATAAGGTACAAATAAGTAGTAATAGTTAAATACCACTGAAAAAGGAATTTTACATGGTAGAACCATTACTTATTGCAGTGATTGCATGTATATCTGGATCTGTATTAAATACAGTTAGAGGATATTTAGGTAACGATGATTCATACTCTGTAAAGAAATTAACAGGTGCAGTTATCGTTTCTACATTTGCAGGAATAGCAATAGCCCAAACACTCCCAATAGACAGTTTAGGTCTAATTGGAATTGCTTTAGTAGGTTTAACAGCAGGATTCACAATAGATTTCGCTGTCACCAAAGCAAAAAAAACAGCTTAATCAACTGTTCTTTACCCTTTTTTATCATAATATTTATTAACCTCGTCACGTCTACTTTATATATGACATACTATAGTTTTAATCAACTTACAAGTACGTTGAAAAGTATGGAAGGTATCAATTCAGATGAAAGATATTTTGAAGGATTGTTAACAGTTCAAATGAAAGATAAACAAGGTGAAGTTACTATAGTTGATGAGTTATACAAGGTGTTACCTGTATGGATTGACAGAGGAGCACCAATCAGTGATACTCATTCTAATAGAATCGTAGGTAAAGGTATCAACTATTCTAGAACAACTGTGAAATCAGATGATGGATCAGTATTACCTGCAATTAAAATAACAGGAAAGATTTTCAAAAATTATGAATTAGATAATGTTATCTGGGAAAAAATTAAAAATAATGAATACAAGGGATTATCATTTGGTGGTGCAACCAGATCAGCAAGATCTCCAATCAAAATGAAAGATGGAACTACTGCTTATGCATTAAGTGATCTCGAACATTATGAGGTTGCTGTATGTAAAGATCCTGCAGTTCCAATGGCTATCATTACTGATTTCAATCAGATTGCAAAAGCAAACTTTAACTCATCTGTTAGAGATGATGGTAAGATGGTAATTCAATGTGATAATATGGGGTGTGTTGTTAACAAAAATGATGATGAAGAAGACGAGGAATTTTATCATGATGAAGAAGGTGAAATTATAGATAAAGCAGATCTAAACGAATCACAAACATTTGAACAAAAGGTACAAGCATTAATCAGAGAAGGTAAATCAAGAG